TCACAGTGTCTCGACGTTTGACTCAATGAACGTGACATGCGCACGCTCGGCAGCGAGTTCTTCTTCGGTATAGTTTACCGGAGTATGCAACTCACCTTCTTGTTTTTCGATGGCTTCAGCGTCCTTCGAACTAATAGGAGCCAGCCAGCTTGGGATCTTCTCTTTGCCCTTCTCTTTTGGGAACGGCTTTTCAAGATGTAAAACTGGGCGCTTACCGTTCGGCTTATAGGACAACCCATTATAAAACCCCGGTGATGTGACTTTGTAGGATGGCATGATTCACTCCACTTGCTCATGTAAAAAAAAAAAAACGAAGGGGGTGCCGAAACACCCCCGACGTGTTAGTCGTTGGTTTGCACACCCATGACGATACCGGCAGTAACTTTACCGGTGGTCGGTGCGGTACCAGTGACCGTGTACTCAACACCCAGGTAACGAAGGTCTGCGTCTTTCGGCAGCACGTTAACAGGGAATTGATAACCAGCAACAAGGTCAGCCAGCAGCACAGTGCGGGAAGCAATTTCAGTTCCCAGTGCAGTGGTGGCACCCTTGGAGATGGTGATCTTCAAGCTGGTGAGGTTGTTGAAATCCTCAGTGACTTGAATAAGAAGCGGGATACCTGCACCCGGTCCTTTATCGTTGCTAAGAGCAGCAGCAGCCCGTACAGGTGTACCGGGTGCCCCCAAGTCGATGACGTTAGTCGAATCCGCAGTAGCGGTAATCGCTTGGTCATCTGAAAATAATTGTTGAGCTGACAAAATCATTTCGATTCTCCGTTGATCATTCAATTAACTGAAGTGCCAGACCCACCGAGATGGGTCTGGCTGCGGGTTACACCACGCGAGCTTCAGTGTTAAGCAGGGCGTCACACACGCGGACCGGGATCCGACGATAAGTGTCGACCATCTTGCCTTGAATTTCTTCAGGACGCAGACGGGCGTAGTTATCGTTGGTACCGGAGTTGGTACCCAGCGCATCCAGTGCTTCAGCAGCATCACGGTTGCAGTAGATCGCCAACTTGCCACCGGGCACGAAGGTGTTCTGCAGCTGCCAGTATGCTTTACGCATGAAGTGATACAGGCTGTGGTTTGCGCCATCCACGTTGGAAGGGTCAGCAGCCAGGAGGCTTGCGTCAATATTGGCCAGACGGACAACATAACGCCAGTCTTTCACACCGAGACCGATGTGCCAGCTGAACTTCTCTTCCTTGGCGAAGTACGGGTTGTTGTTACCGTCCAACACACGCTGACGACCCATGTCCTCACGAGACACACCAGCGTGAGTACCTTTCGGATACAGCAGCTGAGTTTGGTTGTCACCCCAGGTCACGAACCAGATTGACATATTGTCAGAACCGGTGCCGCCACAATCGATGATCTGGTTGCCGTTAGGCGCACTGAGATCGTCGAAACGAGGAGCCAGACCCATGAACTCTTCAGGGTCGGAAGCTGAGTTGCCGTAGAAGATTTTGCTCGCCACTTCCTGAGACATTGCCTCAAGGTGAGCAGATGCTTCTGACAGACGGACCGCGCCTTCGTTGGTAGACAGAACCAGCAAACGCTCATCGATGGTGCTAAGACCTTCAACGAAGCCGGTGGTGTCTTCAACCTGCGCCTTGCCGGATTTGCTTTGGGGGATGCCCTGATAGAGCTTACCCCAGGCAACAGTCGGCAGGCCGGTGCGGATGGTGTGTAAGTGAGTGGTACCCTTGTTACACTCGACAGCAATTGCGTCATCGAGAATCGGGTTCATTTCGTTCAGCATTTCGATCACAGGAACAAAGTTCCCGGAACCGTCCTGCGACTTGTACAGATCGATAAGATCGAAGTACGTTGCGCCTAAAGTCGCCATTGAAGGTCTCCTTAACTACTAACTATTGGGATAAAGTAAAGAGGCTCTGTCCTGACTCGGAGTCACGGCACGAGTGCCGCCGCCCACTGGTGAGTCTTCTTTCAGGTCATTGCCCACACGATATAAGAGTCTGATCATTTCGGGGTGGTTGCCCAGCCCGGAACTTTCTAACAACTCCTTCAGTTCTGGGGTCGCATACTTTTCGACAGCTCGAACAGCGACCCCGACGTTCTTCTCGAACGCCTCGCCACCGATCTCGTCATCCTTCAAAGCTGTAGCTTTCCAGTCGTCCTTCAATTGCTCGAATTTCTCAGCCTGTGCCTCGGGGATTGCCTCGATAGATTGCGTGTATCGGTCAACCAACTCTTGAGCCTTTTCTTGCGTCAGACCCGCAGCCTTGAAGACTGGGAGCACGTCGGCTAAAAGACCTTCATCAGCGGTCATACCTTCGGGCAAACTAAATTCGGCATATTCCTCCGGCACACCACCGGCATTCTCGCCTTGAGCACCTTCCGTGGTGCCTGCATTCTCACCCGCAGGGGGTGTGGAACTCTCACCTGTCGCAGCTGCTGATTGGTTCTCACCGGTTGCGCCAGGTTCTTCGGATTCGGTTACTGTGGTTTGCTCATCTGTCATTGTCATTCTCCGATAACATCAAGTAAAAAAGTTGGTCATTGCACTGCATCATCTGATCCACCAACCTTACACCCACCGACCGCATGCACGTCTTGCGGATCATCATGTTGGTGTCAGTGTGGAACGAGTCCTGGAAGTATCCGGTAGTTCCCAGGATCCTGAACAACACAGCGCGACCACTTGGAGTCTTCATTATACTCTCTAGCTCAGCCAGTTCAATGTTGTTGGCATGATTGTTGCTTTCAGTGCTCACGCTAGTCCAGCTCCCCGCATGATGGCGCTCAGGCCTGTGTCACCCTGGAGGTCCGTCTCGGATGCTGTCTTAGCGGTCTGTGCTGCTGCTGCCATCTGCTCAGCCTGTGCTGCTTGCTGTGCTGCTTGCTGCTCTGCCTGAGCCATTCCATTGGCATCATCATCAGAGCGGATCATGTTCGGACTGACACCGACCGCTTCAGCAAAGTCATCGACAGCCTTCATTGCATTAAACTTGTGTCGAGCTTCTGGCCAGATACTAGCCAGCTCGCCGGTGAACCCTGCCACGCGCTCGATAGCGCCGACTGACACCAGCTGCTGAGCCTGAGCCAGCACAGACACGTACTCGACCCGTAGATCGACGTTGTCGAGCTCAGGCGGCGGCACCGGTAGTATTCCGGAACGCTGCATGATTGAGAATGTGCGGTTGATCAAGGGATCCAGCAGCTCCGAATGCAGGCGCTCCAGTACCGGACCGAGCATGAGCAGCTTCTCTTCGTGCTTCTCAGCCACTTCTCGGGCTGTGATCTGACGACGGTCGGACTGTGACAGCATCAGGAACAGGTCCTCATAGAACGCTGTTTTGATCCTTGTTTCAGCCAGACGATTGATCTCAACGATAGCGTTAAGGTCAGGCCTGAAGCTGCTGTCGTAGATCGATCTGAGTCCTTTCTCCTCGTCGGTATAAACAACCTCACCGTCGCGGAGAGTTCTGCCAACCTTGTTTTTCAGACTGGTTGGTCCTTGAAGCGGTGGGTTGGTCAGCTTATCCAAAGCCTGGTACATGCGGCGCTCACCGAGCTGCAGCGACTTGGCGTCACCAAGGGCCATCATGCCCGGGCAGTCGGTTGCGTAGATATCCTCACAGGTGACATCCCACCGGGGTGTCAGTACAGGGAACTCTTCGAATCCGCTTTCTTTGAGAAACTTGTTCTCATCGAGGCACTGCCGGCCGTCCTCGTAATAGACAGAGCGGAACTTCATATCCCGCGCCATCATGGATTGTTTGTCACGCGTATCATTGGGCTCGACGGCGTAGATCACCTTGACTGGCGCCTCGGTGTTGCCCTTCTCCCATTGATCCTTGACGTGGTTGCTGCAGTTCTCGAGACCGAATCCGGTTACCAGCTCACCCACAGTGCGCTCGTATTCCCGGTAGAACGTGTCGACTCTGTCCTGTCCATTGATCCCGAGGAAGTAGCTACCCACGGTGTAGGACTTGCAGACAATGACACTCTCGAAGTCTTCATAGATCCCCAGGGCGCCGACCCCGAACGTACCCAGCTCACCATAAGTGGTGTGCAAGCTGGAGTAGACGTTAGAGGCACTGAACACTGCGTACATCATGACCTGCACCTCGTGCAGCCACTGTCGAACAGCATGGTACTGGTTCAGCTCGGGGTCGGGCGCCGAGAGACGGAACCATGGGCGAGCAGGTGATGTGATGCCCGCCATCATTCCGGACGCGAGCGTTCGCGCCGACATCCTCGGGGAGTTGTTGTACATCTTGGTGTTGCGTTTGTAACCCTTATTGCGGTCGGATGTTAGGAACCGACCACGGTGGTACAGGAAATTATCAGACAACTGTTCCCAGTACGGCACAAACGTGGAGCGTTCCGATCTCAGAGAGCCAAGCCTCTTGTTGAAACTCTTGATCGTCTTCATGTATTACGCCCCTAACAGAGTTTTTGCACTTGTGCTGGCACCGGTTGTGTCGCCCCTGGCACCGGTCAGTACAGTACCGGATGCTGCGAGTCTGCGGCGTTTGGATTTGTCGACGTATTGATCTTTCGCCTGCTCAGGCAGACGAGGTGCTTCTGGCAAGGGTGGTGGTGGTTTGGGTTTGCTTGATTTGCACACAGGCCTGTCCTCACAATGTTATACAATTAACGTGCCAAGTTTAACAGCTAAATCAGTCCATTGCATCCAATGGGTCATAGTCCTCTAGAGCCTTGTCACGAGCGTGATAGACGAAGTCCATGTCGCCCCTTGGGATCTCTTTTTTGGGCACTGCCTGAGCGAATAGCAGGTACATCTGATCAGCCCAGTCGGGTGACTTCCCGATTCGTGCTTTCACCTCTTCCTTGCGCTCGAGCACCAGTCGATCTTTGTCATCGTGACTGAACTCCCTGGATGTAATCTCGAAGTCCAGATCCTGGTCGTCGGGGATCGACCCACCATCGAGCAACCAGCGACGGAAACGGTCACCCATCTCAGCAGTTTTGTTCTTGTACTTGGTCTCGTCGTCGGCCTTGCCACCGAAGTGGACATCAACCACCGGGTAACCCAGCTGCCTCAGCCTGTCGCCGATCGGTCCACCGATCCCGGTTGCATCCAGAAAACAGATGTCGGGCTTGTGACGGTCGAAGATCATGGTCAGCTTTGACACAAACAGCATGGAGTCACGCGACTTCTCGCCCGACATCCTGTAGGACCGTTCAGACTTGGCATCAAAACCTCGTCGGAACCCAACACGACAATCATCATCGCCGCCTCGGGCAACGTCGACCGCCATGATCAGTGGGTCGTCACCGAGATACTGTCCCGGGCCTCGTTTCATCGCAGAATAGACACTGTCGCCGTCGATGAACTGCATGTCACCTGCACGTGGGAACACCCCACGAACACGGACCCTGAAGAAGTCACTGTCCTCCCCATGGTCATCGAGCCACTTTTGGATCTGACGCTTGTTCGTCATCTTGGCTGTGCGGCTGTCAATCTGACGGGTGATCCACCGATGCGACATCCTGCCAAAGCAATCAGCGAATCGGCCTGTGTTCCGTGTCGGGTTACCGAACACAAAGAACATCGGCTCACCGTCAGTCAGCCCGCCTTCGGCCACTTCCCAGATCTTGTCTGGCACTGCCGATGCTTCATCGAAGATGTACCACGGGGTGCTGTCTGCACAGTGAAGTCCAGCGAAGGCCTCAGAATTTTCTTCACGACAGGTCTGTGAATCCACCCGCCAGGTCTCACTGTACTTGATGTGGCTGATGCTCTTGGCAGTCAGCTCGAACCAGTGTCCAGTGATGCACATCCTCTTCCACTTGGCGAGCTCTGCCCATGTCTTGGTCTTCAGCTGCTCGCCGGTGTTGGCCGTCACGATCCCCTTGCTGTGGGGTCTCGTGCTCATGACGAACAGGATCACCATGCTGGTCAGTGCCGACTTGCCGATGCCGTGACCAGATGCTGTTGCAAACTTGATAACATCGACGGGCTCGACACCGGTGAATCCACGCTTGCGGATCTCCTCGCCCAGTTGAATGAGAATACTGACCTGCCACTCATCCGGACCCTCGAAGCCCTCGAGCATTGATCCTGGCTCATTCCAAGGGAATGCGTACATCACCCAGCCCAATGGATCGGCATAGTACTTCGCCATGTCGTCAGCCAGCATGAACTCGCTAATCATCGCGATACTCCTGACTGATCGACTTGAAGTTGGTTCTGAGCTGTGAGTACATGCCACGGAACTTCTTCATGGTCCAGGTGACGACGGTGCCCAGCGGCACGAACACGGTGCTCACGATTCCGCTCATCACGATCTGCCCGGTCAACAGCACGGTCAGCACAGCACCGGTGACAATAGTGCCTGTGGGGGTGAGGCTGCCGCTGAGGACCGCGTACACCATCTTCTGGATCGAGCCACTGGGTGTGATCGATCCACTGACGCCCTTGTTAACCAGCTTGGTGATGTCACCTGACGGGGCGGTAGACCCTTCGAAATACTTGAGTATCGACTTAACAACAGACCCGGTCATCGTCATGCTGCCGGCCAATGCCTGCTCAGCACCGAGGTTCGTAGTGACGTCGCCACTGAGGGTGACCGACCCATCCATGCTGGTGTCAACCTGTTTGGTGATGTCACCGGCCGGGGTCACGCCGCCTGCCAGGGTGTAGTCGATCAGTTTGGACACGACGCCCTGCATGGCGATAGTGCCGCCGACGCCTTGATCGAACGTGATGTTGTAGTCCACAACACCGACAGGGGTGAGAGATCCTGCGAGACCCTGGGTGTATGTTGTGCCACCCCCGCCGCCGCCACTGGAGAAGGCAAAAGCCCACCCAAGGATTGCCGCCGCTGGGTTGGTTGTTAATGTGTAAGTCCAGCCATTTGAATCAAGCGAATAGCCAGAGGCAAGAAACGCATCGGCTGACCCTTGATAATCCAGCATCCTGAACTGATCGGATGACAGCGATTTACAAACCGTATCTGCTGAACCATCTTCATCGGAGGTGCTGATCGTGTGTACTTGGCTGCTGTCTGTCAGGGCGAATGCGAGAGAAGCCGACGGTGCTGCTGTGTCCGTTGAGTTATAAGCTGATGGGCCTTGGATAAGCGCCATCTGTGTAAATTCAGGCTGGAACGATAGCCCGCTCTCTACCAAGTTACCGCTCGTAGGGATGGACACGTCAACCAAATCAAAATCAACACCAGCCGCAAACTTGAGCGCAAGCTGGATGGTGCTAGTGCTGGACGACGCAGAAGTGGTATGCGTGTAACCCGTTGACGAAATATCACTGATGGTCAGTGTCCAGCGATTAGACCCGATCAATGGTGCTATCAGTGCCGCACCGTCTGCCGCTCTTGTGTTCTGATCGCCAGATGCTGACCCGTTATCTCCACAAAACCCGATAGCTTTCTGTGTCGGGGCAGCGGCGTTGTCGTTTATAACACAGCCGTATGCAAATGGTGAATGAACCAAACCGCCATTGACTGATGCATAGCAATGCGCGAGAAACAGCACATCGAACTCAAATCCAATTCCAGTGTAAGTCTGCGCCGCTGTGCTTGATTGAAGCCCTCGCTCGACGCACTTAACAGAATCAAGATCAGCGCCGCCCCATAGAACCACGGTCAATAAATAACCGGCCGGGACAGCGTTGCTATCTACACTGATTCGAACCCCGTCGGTAATCCATGATACAAAATCGAGGGTGCATTTAGTCCCGCCGTTTGGATCAGATACACTGGCAATAGAGCTACCGCCAAAACCGGGAGTCCTTTGAGTGTCAGTGCTAGTCTGACCATCCTCATTAGAAACAGACACGCATGCCGAGTAAGTACCATCACTAAAACCAACAGAGATAGCACCGCCGGAAGCAATGGCGTCATCGGTGACGGCTTCCGACAGGAAGAACTGAGCAGCCTTTGGTGTACCAAAGCCTGATATTGTGACGTCCTGATTGCCGAGGGTGGTATTGACCGCGACAACGGTAAACTCGCGCTTAACGTCAGCCATTCTGTGCTGTTATCTCGTCATTCAATCGCTGAACGAACTCAGCCTGCGTTGTGTACGCCAGTTCTTGCTCTGCCAAATACAGGCAGTCTTTGAACACCCGCATGAAGCGCACTTTATCGGTCGCCTGGTTGTAGATTGAGACAAGCGACTGGGCCTGAGTCTGCTCGGAGGCGTCAAGGTCGAAAAACCCTATAACCTCCTGCGCAGTCAGAAACCCACGCGCCCATTCATCCATTGCAGACGTGAAAGAGTGAATTCTGATTTTAGGCAGCTCAGTGCCGATTAGTCGTGTGTATAACGCCATCAGTCTTCATCCTCATGCATAAACCCCAGAATGATCGAGATCAGCGCCAACCCCAGCAATGCAAACATGCAGGTGATGAATAAGATCGCCAGCCATATTGCAGGCAGTGATGTCAGCTGCTCCATTGGAAATGAAATCATGCGCCTCGCCTCGTCTTGACTGGGTATGTTTTGATGCGGCCGTGTCTCTTGGCCATAGCGTAACTGAACCCCAGCTTCGCCAAACACCCTCTCACTTTACGGTGGACCCCGGGTATACCGATAGCCTCACCACCCAACATCATCGCACGCTTGTCGAACCAGTGCCTCCTGGTTACCACCAGCATGGCGTCCCATGGATCACCGTACTGGCCGCCTGGGATGTGCCGCAGCAGCCACGCCTTCCTGCCTGTAATCGGGTTACAGCATATCAGCTCGGCGTGCACCACGGCTCAGATAGCACCGGTCAGCGCCATCAGCCCGAACAGGACCACCAACGCAACGCTCACAGCGATGATTGTGCCTGCGCACTTGCGATCAAAGTCGTCAGATCTGCGGTGGTCCGTCATGATCAGCTTCCTGCTGGTATTGTTAACTCGTAAGTGAACTGAACGCCATCACCGTTGCCAAGGTTGATCACGCTGAACACGCTGCGATCCATCAGGATCCCGGCACTGGCGGCATTGAACACGCCGTGCTCCACAATTGCTCGAGTCGCGCTGGCTGTGATGGTCGCCACAGTCTTGAAGATGTTGGCACTGGCGCCTTCGACCTGCGTGCCGCTCACCCGAGACTCAACCTGGGTCGCCAGTGCTGTGTCACCGATAGCCTCAGCAGCACCGCCTGTGCCCATGCCGTGGTAGCTGAACAGATCAATCTCACCAGTGGATGACTGCAGCTGATCAACCAAGTGATTCACAAAGGCCGTACTGACCACCTTGGTGGACAGGATGCCCAGATCCTCGATCTCGCCGTTCGCTCGCCTGATAATGGCCGTCAGTCGCGACTCAGGTGCTACGGCGCCTGACTGATAACAACCACCCGTCGATGCGGCAACCACTGGACGCGCAAGGTGAGCCACCAGCACGCGGGTCCATTGGGCCAACAGCATCCAGAAGTTATGGATTCTTAGCTTTAGGTTTTTCACTTTGACGTCCTCTTGGTTTAGTGCCTTTACGAATCTGACGCCCCAGCCACCATGACTGGAGTCGCGTCTTGATTGTCTCTTTTGGTTTCATATGAACTCTCTCCGAGGTCCATCAGCCTTGCCGATCCGATAGATCACAGCACCTGACGTGAATGCCGAGCAGTTCCACCGGTAGAGCACACCACCTTCGTGCTCCTCGATCACGGCACTCACTGAGTCAGTGAACGATGCATCTTCGGGGACTGTGTTCTTGCTGACCGTGAACCACGTGGATCCACCATCGAACGACTTCTCGAGCCTGACGGTCGCCACAGCGCCACCAAACTTGAGTGTGATGTTACATGCGCCGCGCACCAGGACTGCGTCGGACTCTCCTGTGCCACTGAACGTCCCAGATAGGGGGGAAGGTACCGTCGCCATCGTCTATGCCCTCACAGGAAGCTCAGCGGCTTCTCATCATTGGTCTGTGCAGCACGCACTCGACCGGTTCTAATCCTATCGACCATCTCCTGGTCCGTCGATGCTACAACATCCAGCTTCGATGTGGCATAGGCATCGATGGTCTTCAGCCTCGCCAGCTGATCCAGGGCCTTGTTGCTAGAGTTAATCTTGCCAGTCTGCCGGGACAGCATGTGATTGTCCCAGAGAGCCGTCTCAATGTCCTCAGGGCCAATGCGCTTGCCGCTCTGCTGGGCGTGCCTCTTGAGTGCCGTGATCGTGTTTCTGACTTCCTCGTCTTCAGCGATAACCTGGTAGCCCTTCGCCCGGTCATGCCACACACACTCGGAGGCCCGCTGGATGTCGTAGTCCAGCATGTATTCCTTGACGAACAGCCACCGCTCACCGCTCAACATCGTGAGGCCCGTCAACTCTTGGACAGTCGGAGGTATGATCATCGTGCGATTATACCAGTTAAACCCCACCAAGCAACGTATGAGAAACAACATTAAGTTCCCACCGTAAAGTCTCCACCGCTCAAAATCTATGGGACAGATGAAGCCTAAAAAAAAACATTCCTAGTGTTTGTAGTGTTTCACTTAAAGTACTTTATTAAGTTACTTATTAATCTTCAGGAAAGTTAATAGTGTCTAAGTGTACCATTTGTAAGTTACTGATTTTAAAGAACATTCAAAACGAGTGTTTTTTTTCTCCTTATAAATCAAACACTTAATCTGGGTTAGATGACCAACATTTTCCTTGAATGTTGTTTAGAATCAAGCACTTATTTTGGGATAGATGATTTTTTCATCTGTCCCAAGAATTGATCCAATTTGAGTCACTGATCCAGAAAACCGCCATTTCTAGCAACAGTGAATAACCCTACAAAAAAAGGTAGTTTATCTGAGTGATAGCTGATCATTTTTTAACCAATTCTTGGGATAGATGGGATAGATGGAATAGTTCATCTATCCCAAAGAATCTGATCACTTTTTAACCAGAAAAACACGCACAGGATCAAAAATGTGAAGATAAATGTTGCACGCTGTAAACACACGTGTTACAATCACAGCTCAAGCAACAACGAGAGGACGACCCCATGAATGTAATCAACGACGTAATCAGCCGCATCGAAGACGCCAGGGCCACCAACAAGAGTCCCTGCAAAAACTACGCAACCGAGGCTGCTGCTGATAAGGCAACCAAGAAGATCGCAGAACTGGTTGGTCAATACCACGGCACTCGCCCAGCCAACTACATCGTCATTTATAACGAAGCCTGGGGCCGCTGGGTTGGCGCCATCGACCTGAACGAGCTCATCAGCCGCAAAGATGCCATCGGTGGATACCTCGGTCTGGCAGCGAACAAAGGCTTTTTCTGTTACTAAGGGGCACCGCCATGAAAGTACAAACTTTAGAAGCATACCAAACAAGTGACGGGCAGCTGTTCACCGACGATCAGACAGCAGCTCGGCACCAGTTGGATATAGTCGGTGAGATGTTGGACGGACTCCTGCCCCACGACGACAGGGGCAACGTCACATCCTGCGACCGACACAACATCCTGATGAAGCAGCTTAAAGATCCTGAGCTGCTTAAAAAAATAGAAGCGTTATACCACGCACTGACCTTTTCGGAGTAACACATCATGAGCAAACTGAGCACCAGACTGCAGAGCATTGCACAAGGCGAGACCTACGACGCTGCAGCACTGCGCGAGGCCATCGGCCATCCCAGCGTCAACCTGGAGGACATCGAGACGCTGCGCCTATGGCTCGGTGGTTACTCAACCGGTGAGCTGCGGATGCGCCTGCAAGATATTGCTATAAAGGTTTGACATAACGAATCACACTGTGAAACAATCGCCACTCAACTATTCAGGAGCACGACAATGAGCACAATTCACGGCGTTACCGACATCCAGGTCTTCCGCGTTAAGTTACCCTGTGCGGAGGACATCTGGGTGTTCACCATGCTGATCGAGATCGAAGGCGGCAGCGACATCCAGCTGAACCTTCTCACCGCTGACCCGGACCTGATGGAGGTCACCCTGGAGGAGCCGGTTCTGCGCAGGTTCATCATGGCCGAGTACTTCCATAAAGTGACATCGGTGAAGGTGGTTCCGGGTAGAGGCATCACCGATGTCATGATCAACCATGCCGACAAGCGTGCCACTGGTTACAGCCTGTTCATGGGAGAAGGGTCATGAGTATGTTCATGAAGCCACTGGCACCGCTGACCCTGAAGCACGGCCGGTTCTACGGACCCAAGGGCAACCGGGTCTACGTGCTGTACGTCATCCGCAAGGGTGACCACGTTGCGGCAACCACAACCACCAAGGCTGTCGCTGACCAGCTGAACGAGAGCATCGGCGGGACTGTAGAGGAGATCGAGATATGAGCAACATCTATGTAAAAGTAAAGCAGTTCAAAGGGAAAAGCGGCGGGTTTGCCACGACATTGAGAGATCGCTGGTCAGTCATATTAATGAATGAAAGCAAACAGCAGGAGATCCGCTTGGATAATTTCATGTGTGGCGGGTATGGCTACGCCAGTAAGGATCCTGCAATGGAACTCGCAGAGAGATACGCTGAATTACTGGAACTTCCTATCGTAGAAACTACTGGAGGTGAGTCATGACTTTATATCGCTGGAGTTCCACTCTGCTAGAAGAGTGGGGGAAGGGCCACATCATTGCTGTAGCTGATACCCCAGAGGCCGCACGTAAGCAAGTTATTGCCGAGTGGGAGCCGCTGGAAGAAGGCCCAGCAGAAGACAGCTATTTGAGCCTGCTGGCAGTAACGGGGGATGAGGACTATGAGGAGGAATACACCAAACGCTACCAGAAATTACTGAAAGACCTTGAGCCAGAGCCTGAAATAATCACAGGCAATGTGCTGTTCATTCAAGGGTCCCAATAACCTCTATAGGAGAAATCACATGTGGGGCAGCATAACCAGATAACCTATGAATACTTCTGTGTCCTGGGCGGTTTGGCCAACCCGCGTTGCGCCAAATGCCACCGTCACAACGGGACACATACCTATACCACTTACCACCTTTTCTAGGGGAATAAGCATGAAGGAATTTACCGGCTGGGAATACCTATTGATTGATGTGGCCAATAACTTTGGTCTGGATAAACTGCGTTTTGAAGAACGCATCACATGGGCCAATCACAACCTGAGTAATCTGGAGGAACTCGCAGAGAGATACGCTGAATTACTGGAACTTCCTATCGTAGAAACTACTGGAGGTGAGCGATGAAATGCGAATACTGCGAAGGAACCGGAGAGATTGAGACAGACAACAATGGGCCGATTACCCCCTGCCCTGTTTGCAAGTCGTCTCGTTCACCGGATTGTTCAACTGCGGATGAGCTCTTGGAGCAAATACGCCATGACCTGCTCTGGCGTGCGGAGGAAGAGGACAGCGACGGCTGCAAGGTTGTGGATTTAAGCTGCGGCCTATGGATGAAGCTGAACAGATATTTAGATAGACGCCGTTGAACCCCAGAGCTAACCGGAGAACGGAAATGAGTGATTTACCTTACAGCTGCCCGGAGTGCCACAACATGGTGACATTCCTGTGCGAAGACGGACGATGCTTCAGATGCGTCAGAAAGGTGCCAGTGAAAACCTGCAAGGGTTGTCCAAACCTGATCACCACCAGACTGGGCACAGCACTTGTTGCATCATGCCGGGAGACAGGATCGGTGGTACCTCAGTGGTCATCGGTCGGGAATTACGAGCTGTCAATCATCTACTCTCGTGTCCCAATGGACTGCCCACGAGACGACACCGAGAAACGGGAGACCCCTTTACCAACCCACGAACGTGAAGTTCAATTTTACCCGAAGGAGAAATAGCAATGTGTAAGAACCATCACTGCAGAAACTGGGAAGCATACGACACCGAGCGGTGCGCTATGTGTGAGCTGGACTATGCCGCCGAGTGGTGGCAGATAGCGTCGGCCGTGTTCGCCGCGTTCCTGGTCTGGCATCTGTTTCAGATCAGCGAGTGGGGTGGACAGACCATCCACATCTGGGCCATCGCTGTCGCCGGGTTCATCACCGGTCTGATGGGTCTTGGTCAGTTTGGTAGATTTCAATCCTGCGCAACAACAGGCATGGTTGTGTCCTCACTGACCGTCATCGTGTTGATGGGGGTGGCAGGATGAAGATTAAAAGATTGTCACCATCAGCCATTCTGCCGACCCGGGGAACCCCTGACGCGGCGGGCCTGGACCTGCACTACTACGGTCATGGTGTCTTGGTCATTCACCCAGGACGGCGTCAACTGGCCCCCACCGGCATCGCTATGGCCATCCCCCAAGGCTGCTGGGGTGAGATCAAGCCTCGGTCAGGGCTGGCACTACGACAAGGCATAGACGTGATGGCTGGCGTCATCGACTGTGACTACCGGGGTGAGATCCACGCGCTGCTGCTTAACACGGGGACTGAGCCAGTCGAGATCCACCCCAACAACCGGATCGCCCAGATCGTGATCCAGTCTTATGAGAACCCAATCTGCGAGGAGGTTGATGAGTTAGATGAAACCCCACGCGGAGAAAACGGATACGGGAGTACCGGCAAATGAAGAAAGCGATCGATATTCTAAACAATGGTGCCAAGCACATGCAGGACAGGGCTGCCACCTACGACAAGCCGACCGGCGAGCACAGCATCCCGGCAGCTATCACCGCGTTCAATGCGATCACCGGGCACAGTCTGACCTCAGAGCAGGGCTGGCTGTTGATGATGATCCTGAAGGCTGTGCGCAGCCAGAGCGGCGACTTCAAGATCGACAACTATGAGGACATGGCTGCTTATGCCGCGCTGACCGGTGAGCAGGCTGAGACGGACCGCAGTGCCCCAGTTGAGCAGCCTGACTTTAGCAAGCCTCTCCATGGCGGCATCTGGGACAACCCCAGAGTCCTGGAGTACAGTCGCACGAAGGCTGGCCACTGGGTTGTAACACAAACAGTAGACGGTCCGCAGGTCGGCACGCGTGTCGCGAACGAAGGCTATTTCAAGGCGCAGATTTCGAAGTGTTACCCAACCATACCAGACGAGGGGGAATATGTGATCTGCAGACCCCTGCATGAGGACGGCTGGTCAGATATAAGCAATCACATCGGGTGGATAGCTCGAGACCATAGCGGGATCTGGTTCGGGTACAAAGATAAACCAGAAAGGAAAGAAAGCGACAACATCTGGATTCCTCGAGAGGATCAGACCAAGTACCACCTGAATCAGGATGTCTGTGATCTGATCGGCTACTGTTCCGCAGTATACAAGATGACGCCGTGGGAAGAGTGCTTGATCAGTAGAGGAGACCGCCTGTGAGCAGCCCTTACTATCGAGAGATCAGACCAGTCAGACCCGCCGATGAAGAGGACGTCCTGGCCGGTAAAGAAACCGTCGAGGAGTTTTTGGCCAGAGGTGGGAAGATACAGCACATCCCGATAGGGGTTTCATCAGAAGAACGCGCCGAGCTGACAGAGGCTCATCGTAAAATATTGAGGCACGCAAAATGACAAAGAATATCGCAATCGTAATGCCAACCGGCGACACCATTCACGCAGATACCGCAATGTCTTTGGCACGCATGATCGCCATGGACCGGATGAACCAGTTCGCCTTCATCAACCCCAGGTGCTCCACCATCGCCAAGGGCCGGTGGATGGGCGTCAAGGCTGCACTGGAGATGGACCCGGACTTCATCCTGTTTATCGACAGTGACATGGTGTTCCCATTCAACGCTGTTCACATGCTGATGAACCACGGTCAGATGATGGTCAGCGGTCACTGCACCACCAGACGTGAGCCGATCCACGGAGTGAGTCGTGACAAGGACGGCAACTTCATGGACTTCACCGGGGAGTATGGGATACAGGCAGTGGAGACCACCGGGCTGGCTTTCTGCCTGGTCCACCGGTCCTTGTTCAAGGCCAAGCACGAGCCCTGGTTCGAGACCAGCTTTGACGCAGAGAGGGAAAGACCGTGGCTGACTGAGGACGAACATTTCTGTAAAATAGTGCGATCCACTGGCACTCCAATTTACGTGGACGTTGACTTGAAAATCGGGCACATCGGGACGGTGACTTATGGGCTGTAATAAAGTCGGATTCCAGACCAAGGCAGAGGCCACCGCGCATAAGATCTATTTGCGCAAGCAGGGACCACACCTCGGGGACAGAACCTCAGGTAAAAACAAATCCAAGATGAGAGTGTACGAGTGCCCGCACTGCGGGTGCTTTCACCTCACCTCACTCAGCAAGGCTGTGCAGAAGGTGCGTTATGGAGGTTAACTGGGAGCAAGCCCCAGAGTGGGCGAGATGGGCAGCGCAGGACAAGAACGGCGACTGGTGGTGGTACGAGGTTGAGCCCGAGATCGACAAAGACGAGGAGATCTGGGACGCCCCGGTCGGTGACTTTCTTGATGCTTTCGAAGGCAGACCGATGTCCAACGACCAGTGGAAAGATACGCTGGTCAGTCGACCCGAGTAACTGATAAACTAAAAAATCCCCCTTCGTGAAAAGGGGGAGGAATCCTAACAACTAGGAATTTACAATGAGCACATCAATGATACAAATAGCGTGCCAACTTTTCAATGGGGATCTCCATGGATAACCAAACATTTATCCGGATGGTCTTCGGTGACGACGCGCCCCACTGCCATGTAACTGATTTCGCTAATGACCCGAATGACATCCCAGAAGGCATGCACTTGATGGCATGGCGCGGGGACTGGGCATCGAATTATCATTTGCAGGAGGGCACCAACCAATACTTCACCATCAGTGTGTTCAAGCCAGACGAACACGGTGTTGCTCGTCGCCGCAAGGCATTATACCTGCGGACTCCCTGCATTGTGCTGGACGACGTCAAAGAGAAGCTGGATGTGGAGCAGGCGTCGAAGCTGCCTGAGCCCTCGTGGATCCTCGAGACGTCACCCGGTAGTGAGCAGTGGGGTTACATACTCGACACACCCTGTGAGGACCGTGGACGCGTAGAGAACCTGCTCGATGGGCTGGTGGCCAACGGTCTCGCACCGGACGGGAGAGATCCTGGAATGAAGGGTGTCACTCGCTACGTCAGGCTGCCGGGTGGTTACAATACCAAACGCAGCAAGATGGTCGACGGACAGCCGTTCAAGTGTGTGATGAAGAAGTGGCAACCGTTCTGTCGCAGCACCATGGAGCAGCTGGCTGCACCGTTCGCTGTGGACCTGGAAGCCCCGCGTCGTGAGGCCCGGGTGGATGGTGCTGCCGACATCCCTGATCATCCTTTACTGCAGATCCCCGACCTTATCTATATCAAGGGAGCCATGTCCAAGGGACGATTCGATATCACATGCCCATGGGTGGATGAGCACACCAACGCCATCGACAACGGTGCGGCCATGTTCACCAACAAGGACGGGTCCATGGGGTTCAAGTGCCACCATGGCGCGTGCGAGGCCCGGACCGGCAAAGACCTGATGAACTGGGTCGAGAGGCAGGCGCCTGGATTCAGAGACACCTACAACAGCTGGCAGATGAAAGTATGGTTTGGGGAGGCGCCAGCTCCACTGTCTTTTATTGAGCCGGTGGCGCTCCCACCGGTAGAAACTGAGACGACGGACCCGGCGGCACTTGTGATGAACAAGATCCATGAGCTCAGTCACATGTTGCCAACAGCACCTGAGCGGTCTGACACCGCTGAGAGCGTGCTGAAGGCCTGTGAGAGCCTCGGGGCCATGCATCAAAAGCGATGCCATGAGGAGCTGATGTCAGTGCAGGGCTGGTCGAAGACCGAGTTCTCCGCATTACTCAAGGGGCTGAGAAAGGAGTGGTACGAGACTGGTGGAACCAGTGACACATTCTATGATGACTTCATTTTCGTCCACGATATCAACCGCATCTATAACCAGAAACTGGGCATCTTCTACACCACCGACTCATTCAGGAACAGCCACATCGACCGTGACCCTGAGGTGTTGAAGATGGCATTGCAGGAGCGGTGGATCAAGAAGGTGCACAGACTGGAGTTCGCACCGAAAAAGCCGCCGATCTTTCAAGAGGGTGGTTTGACCTGTGGAAACATCTGGAACGATGATCAGCTCACCAACGGCACACCGGGTGATATCTCACCGTGGCTGGAGCACATGAGGACCATGGGCATTGCCGAGGAACACATCTGGCACCTGATCCAGTGGATGGCCTACACCATCCGTCACCCAGACAAGAAGATCAACTACATGATCCTGCTTGGCGGCGACGAGGGGATCGGCAAGGACTTTATATTGAATCCAATCGTGGTCCAGCTCGCTCGATACACCAAGACCATCGAGGGTCATGCACTGCTGAGCAACTTCAACTCGTACCTGATCGGCACCAAACTGCTGCTGATCAATGAGACCGAGCTGTTCGACCACCGGGATGCCTCGAGTGTTGGCGCCAGTCTGAAACCACTGGCAGCAGCACCACCGAAAAAGCTGCGAGTAAATCAGAAGAACATCCCGGAGCTGGAGATAAACAACATCGTCAACTGCATCATGACGACCAACGCACGGACCCCGATGAAGCTGGACGGACACAGTCGCCGGTTCTTTGCGTTATGGTCTGACCTCAATGTTCGTGATGTCACCGGCGAGATTACCCCGAGCTGGGTGTCGTACTTCGAGAAGGCCTGGGGCTGGATGAACAACGGCGGCGATCAGGCGGTCATCGATTATCTGATGAACCAGGTGGATCTGTCTGCGTTCTCACCCGGCCGCTCACCACCCATGACCCAGTTCCTGCGTGACATCACCAACAGCAGCAAGTCGCCAGGACTTCAGGCCATCGAGCACGCAGTGGACAAGAAGATGGGGTTGTTCAAGTCAGACCTGCTCACCGCGAAGGACATCTCAACCATGATGGTGGCGGGTCACATGATCCCTGAGATGGCGATGTTCAGCATTAAACCCCAGTGGTTCAACCCGGTGAACGTCGGGAAGATGATGTCATCCTGTCGGTGGGCCAAGCAGCTCAGGTGTCGTCGGGACGGGCAGGAGTTTAAACCATACGCACTCAGGAACACGCATCACTACGCCAAGATGTCAGAGACTGAACTGTATTTTGCGTATGCCGAGCAGCTGGAGGCAGCACGAAACAATGTTCCTGCTAAAACTACGCTCAGAGTGGTTGACAGTAATACAAAGGTCGACTAAAATTCACAGCGTTATACGAGGACAACCCAATGACAAAGTTAGACACATCACTGAACACCAGACTCTCTCTCGAGGATCGCCTCGAGTTTGAAAAGCGGTGTAGAAACATAGGGAAAACACCCAGCACCCTCATCCGTGAGGTAGTGGTGGCCTTTAACGAAGACCGGCTTCGAATCAAACCAACAGAAGCCCAACAAAAAACCAAGGAGTTATACCAATGAGCATTGAATCAAGCCTGAAGCAGATCGCTGAGAACACTGCCGCTATTTTACAGCATCTCAGAGACGACGCCGCTACACTTGACAATCCTAATACACCTGCTGCGCCTGAAGTGCCTGCTGCGCCTGAAGTGCCTGCTGCGCCTGAAGTGCCTGCTGCGCCTGAAGTGCCTGCTGCGCCTGAAGTGCCTGCTGCGCCTGAAGTGCCTGCTGCGCCT